ATAAAGTTCTCCCGCTGGATTTAAATAGAGAGGCGCAGTTCCAGCCATTTGCGCGGATTTCAATGTTGTAACCTGAGGATCAGACAATACATTATAGCCCTGAGGGGATGATATGCCAGTATCCATTAATACACTCTGATATTTTGAAAATATGGCATTGTTTAATTGCATTTGTTTATTATAGTCAGCGAAACTCATTACTTATAATCAAGATAATATTTTCCTATTAAAATTTAAAAATATTACGGGACGGGGGATATCCCCCGTAAGCCCCCTTACACCATATTATGGGGATATACGGGGATATCCCGTTAGCCGTTACCCATATTACGGGGATATACGGGGGATATCCCCGTTAGCCGTTACCCATATTACAGGGATATATGGGGGATATCCCCCGTAAGCCCCCTTACACCATATTATGGGGATATACGGGATATCCCGTTAGCCGTTACCCATATTACGGGGATGATTAAATACGGGGATATCCCGTTAGCCGTTAGCCATATTATGGGGATATCCTCGTTAGCCGTTACCCATATGATTAAATATGGGGGATATCCCGATTAAAATTATAAATATTGAAATTAAAAACATCATATTTCCACAACCCAAAAAACTATATTTAACAGCCTGATGTTTGTGCGAACACATTGAACTAAATAAAGTATCACTCTTTTCGGCCGCCGTAGCCTCCTGACAGAATAAATGGTTTGTCTGCAGTAAAAATAATATGAATATAAAAAACGCATATCCATAGCCAAATTTCATCGCAACCACCAACAATAAAAGAATACTGGATGTTACATCACAGGTATGATCCAATAAATCACCAAATTTTGAACACATATCATATTGGCGGGCAAATGCCCCATCCATACAATCAAATATATAACCAGCCATAAATAGGGACGCCGCAATCACATAATGATCAGTAGCATATAATAGGTATATTCCATATAATTTTAAAACAAAGCCCAAAATTGTAATAATATTTGGTGTGAAGCCAAGCCTTTTCATTGCTGGAAGGCTGCGTTCAATTATAAATCTGTATAGGAATCTGTCAATATGGGAATTTGTTTCATTCTTATATTTTAAATATTTTTTATCCATTTATTAAATGGATAAAATAAAAAAACCATCTATAATAGTTTTATACTCCTCCGGCCAATATTACGGGATAGCCCTGTAAGCCCATTACAACATATTATCCCAAGTAATATAGTGTAAGGGGGCTTACGGGGATATCCCCCGTAAATGGATAAAATAAAAAACCATCTATAATAGTTTTATACTCCGGCCAATATTACGGGATATCCCAAGTAATATAGTGTAAGGGGGCTTACGGGGGATATCCCCCGTAAATGGATAAAATAAAAAAACCATCTATAGTTTTATACTCCTCCGGCCAATATTACGGGTTATCCCCGTAATATAGTGTAAGGGGGCTTACGGGGGATATCCCCGTTTCTTATATTTTAAATATATTTTATCCATTTAATAAATGGATAAAATAAAAAATATATACGTGATAAATTTTTTATTTTATCCATTTATTAAATGGATAAAATAAAAAATATATACGTGATAAATTTGCCAAAAGACATTGACAGAAAGTATCACATGCAATCCAAATTAGAACTGATCGGCCTATCAGCCCAATTCATTCAAGGAATAAATGGCAAAACATTGGATTCTATTACAAAATCACAGGAATGCACACCAATGTGTTCAGAATTTTGTACACCTGGGCAGATCGGATGTGCCCTCTCTCATAAAAAAATTTGGCGCCAAATAGTTGAAAACCAAATCCCAATCTCTATAATTATGGAGGATGATATTTATTTTAACCCTGACTTTAAAACAATCCTAAATAAAATAATCTTTCAGGTTTCTGAAGGTTGGGATATTATTTATTTAGGCTGTTTAGGAGCATGCGACCCATTAAATAGATATGATTTATTCAACAGAGTTTTCGCAATGAATTCACATAGTATTTCAATATCAGATAATTTATTTGTTCCATCATTCCCTCTTGGATTACATTGTTATATGTTATCCCTGAATGGAGCCATAAAATTATTAAATTTTATACCTAAAATTTGGCAGCATTTGGATTACAGTATTTCTTTAGTAAAATCAAAACTAAATATGTATGCGAGTAATCCTTCTCTGGCATTTACAAATGTGGAGACAACAACCTCTAATAATATTAATAATACATATCCAGCATATATTAATAAATTTTTAGACAAACAAAAGGATAATAATATAGGCTATGGTTATAAACTATCAATACCCATATATAACATTTATGGCTATCATTTGAATCTTTACACATTTATATTTATATTTTTAGGCCTATTATCCGCACTGTTATTTAATTATCTAAAATTAAATAAACAAAAAAGCCTATTATATGCCTCATTATTTATACTTTTATTCAATCTTCCAGAAATATTACATCTTAAAAAGGAAAATGCTATTAATATGGTAGTTAACTCGTTTCTCTTCCTAGCCCCCAACGTGTGAAAGCTCCTTCTCCTCTGCGCTGGCCCCTTTGTAGTTGCGGATAAGGGCACGTACCAACGTTAAATTGGTCACCTTTTTGTCCAAAACACGTATAACACGTAGACTGCTGTGACAGTTGTTTATTCTCTTCTTCACAACTTTTGCTCTTAAATTTGTAGTTATCAAGATCGCTCAGCGCTTTTTGTTTATCTTTACTTTCTATTTTTAATTTGTCTTCTGCCTCTTTTTTTTCTTTTATTGCCTTTACACATCCAATGTCCTCTTTTTTCTCAAATATTTTAATACTCATAATGATGATGAGTCCAATAAAACAGAGAATGGCTGATAAACCTGTCCATCGCCACGCGTTGTAATTCACCTGACTTTCCTTTCTATAGCAATTTAATTTATATGCTATAAAAAGAAAAAGCGCCGCATAAACAAATATTATTATATACCAGACATTAATATATTTGTATACAGAGGGCACTGTTTCTCTGCTCGTTGAATAGAAATAGATCATTGCCATAAAGAGCAAAAGAGCAATTAATTGGAAGATTAAAATACCCACTAAAACACTCTTTGCGGCGCTTATATCGGCGTTCTGGGTATTTGATTTTAAAAGGTTGACAATTGCCAACACACTAAATATAAATAAGATTATAAATATGAACAATACCATAATCATATATACAATCGGATATGCATTTGCCATTATATTTAATCAATAAATTTCAAAAAAATTTGCAAAAAGTAATGCAAGACATCGTAATTAACAACTATGGTCCGCGCGCAAAACTTTACAATGGATGGTCAAATTATATGAATGTGAAATCAGGGAAATATAATAGGCAAATCTGTTATCCATATCAAAAATGCGAAAATTACCCTCAAACTCCCGGCGTTTTCAATCTTACACTTGATTATCCTTCTATTCCAACACAAAAAAATTTTGATTTTAACACATATCAACAGAAAAGGATGTGTAATTGCCCAGGAACACACGGGACAGCGTATGTAAACTATTTGAATACTGAACACTACTATTTGCAGCCTAAAGAATATATTAAAGGCTATTGGCCAAGTGAACGGCTCATCTATACAAATACTCCTACTGGTTGCGTTAAATGTTCAAATGATTAAAAATGTTGAGAATTTATAATGTTTACTAAAAAAATACCTGCCTGCCAATTATACTCCGATGAAAGAAAAGATACATATGACAGATGTCAAGCCTTAATTTTTGACAAAACTGGAGACTATATTTTAATAGTTAAAGAGTCTGTGCCGCTTGAATTTAAACATTTACAAAGATGGGGTTTTCCAAAGGGCCATTTCAAAATAGGTGAAACATTAATACAATGTATTCATCGGGAGGTATGTGAAGAGGTTGGAATTAAAATAAATGATTATAAACATACTTTTGAGATAGTTGGTAACAATCATATTATACGGTTCAAAGAACATCGAAATAATATTTATTTGTATCTTGGGCCAGAAATAGAGGATTATACATGGATTAATATTAACACTTTAAAAAAAGAAGTTTACATAGATATTTCAAATAAGAAAAATAATCCTGATTATACATATTATTTTAATGCGCAACTTCGAGGAGTAATCACGGACAAGAGAATTATTTAAAATGTATAAAATAATTATTTTATACATTCAAAAAAAAAAGTCAAATTCAGATTGATTCAAAGAAATATCCCTGTAATGTGGGTAACGGTTAACTGGATCCCCGTATTTAATCATATAGCGTAAGGGGCTAACGGGGGATATCCCCCGTCATATCCCCCGTTATATCCCCTGTAATAAGATTTTTTTACTTTTACTTTTACTTAACAATGCGAGATACTTTGCTATTTGGCTGTGTGGATCTTTGGATTCACTGACCGCTCTAAATATTGCGTCCAATACATGTCTCGCCTTTATTCGAAAATCATTTTGGGTCTTTAAATCATTTTGGGCTGGTCTCCAGTTTAACGCTCTTAAAGTTCCACAGGAAGTAGTACTCGAATGGAGAAAGGGATTTTTGAATTCCGTGGATAATTTGTGGGCAAATGCAATTTTCCACGGAGCCATTTGATACCAGATAATTTTATTGGAACAGCAGTCTATCGCATCAGTTACAGACTGATCGCCTGTCAGTAAAACATCCGGTAGGCTATATTTAATTAGGCTCAACATGTCTTTGCGTTTTACAGGGAAAATATCTCCCCGTAGGGTTAAAAATCTTCTATTGTCTTTTGAATAATAAATGTCTTTGACCATATTGTTTATAATTGCGATACAATTTGAATAATATTCTTTTAAAAATTTCAACAATGATGCATTCTTCTGAATAATATTAATGCTCCATTTTGGGAGGACTATTTGGAGGCGAGAATATTTTGAATATTTTTTAACACTCATTTTAATAAAATTAGAGAGACAATAGTGAATTCCAATATCTTTGGCCAAGTAGGCCAATATATATGGAGTTTTTCCGACTTTTGAGAGCTTTGGGGAAGGCGCAAGGTCATCAAAAAGAAGGCCAAAATAATCTGGACCTATTCCGGTGGGAATGTCAAATTCAAGACCGGGTCGAAGGCCAGTCTGATATTCGGAAACAAATATAGTGTTAAATGGTGTTGATTCATTGAATAATCCTTTAACATCAACGTATTCCACATTATAATCAAAATTTAAAGGCGCAATAAAGATCAGATCCAATGTTTCAAGTCCGATTGGTCGTTTATAGTGTTGTAATTTTCTGCATTGTTTCTTCCGCCCTTGTAATCCTATAATAGGGATTTCCGTGTTGTCAAGCGTTTTAAAAAGATTCGGAAGCGAGGTTATTAAAACCACGTTACTACTATATGGATTTGTAGAGAATAGCCCTTTTTTAATATAATTGGCAAATTTAGAGGCAAAAATTACATCGCCAAATCCGTGGCATGGAGCTGCTACGACTGCGACGTGCAGGTCCTTGCGGCATTTAAAGTCTGCACAGGGTTCTGTATAAAATTCCTTTATCGTCTTATATGGGGCTTTGTATAAATCCACCTGATTATCCGCGGCAGATATTTTATCTATTAAAATTTTATTCATTTTAATAGGTGTAAATAAAAAATTTATCAATTTAATGTATTACGGGGGATATCCCCCGTAAGCCCCCTTACGCCATATTTCACAATGCTGTTGGAAGAATGTAATTTCTCATTTGATGAGTTCAACTTTTTTATCGGAGTCGGAGAACAAGATGAAGTGTGCTTTCTTTTTGAACATTGTAATCCGCCAATGTTCTTTCATCTTCGAGTTGTTTTCCTGCAAAAATTAAACGTTGTTGATCGGGAGGAATACCTTCTTTATCCTGGATCTTTGCCTTGACTGATTCAATAGTGTCCCCGCTTTCAACATCGATTGTTATAGTTTTCCCCGTTAATGTTTTTATAAAAATTTGCATTATTAAAGATCTTTTTTTTAAATATTTTTACAAAACTGGAAGACCAAGGGCACCACCGCTGACACGGACAACGTTAAAATTGAGAGCACGAATCATAATTTGGAATGTTTGAACGGTTGCACCAGAGCCTTCTCCTGCAGTGACTGCATCAGCAGAAGGAGTGATGACAAGGCTGACATTTGTGAGTTTTCCATAGTTTGTGCTTCCGGTTGGGTCCATTGATTCAGGATCCAATGCATAACTGTAAACGTGATATCCAGTATCTTCTGGAATAGAGGTCCAGAAATAGAATGGTTGAACAAGAGAAAAGTAATCACTACCCATATTGAACAAACGATATGTGTTTTCATACAAAATACTTGTATTGGAGATTGGATCAGTTCCTGCAGCGAATGAACCGACTGCACTGCACCCGCCACCAGTTGTATAATTGGACCATTCACGTGCTTGATTATTTCCGGCAGTGTTGCAGATAGTAGTATTTGCAATGGTCCAGAATAATGCTTTAATAGAATGGCTGAAACGAACGTCAAAACTGGCAGTGCTGGTGACACCAGTTGTTACGGGGTTAAATGTTCTTCCACCATGGCGTTGAACTTGTTCAATAACCATATCACGAGGACATTTGCCCATTTTAACACGTTCTTCATTGGTGACGACAGCATAGTTTGCCCAGAGTTGAACATTTGTAAGAACAATGGCTGTGGTTGCGGTAACGAGTTCTGAAACAGCCGCTCCTGTATCAAAAATCAACAATTCACGCCAATCGCGGAATTCAACGTGAATTCTCATATCGTTATATGGAAGAGCAGCAGCTGGAAGAGCAATTCCAGTATTTCGTGTAAAGAAGAATGGCAAAGGAATATTAAGAGTATAACTTGGAAGAGCAGTGGCAGAGGTGGTCAATGCGGCAATGTTTCCAATCATGTTGTTATATCCGGTTCTTTTGCTTGCTGGAATAGTGAATTCTGACCAATCATCAAGCCAGAAACTATCAAATTCATGAACCTTGAGATCGTTGAATGATATCCAAGTCAAATCAATCAAGTTGTGGCCAACGTTGGCGCACCAACGAATACCTCCAACTGATCCGGTGGATACACTGATTGCTGGAAGAGTGGCTCTCAACCAAACGTGCAAAAGATAATCTCCTGCGCGGGAAATTTGATAGGCTACATCTCCGTTGAATTGGGGATTTCCAGAGTTTTGAGTAAGAGGAACTGGAACCTGAGAGAACCATGTACTCTTTTTAACGCATCGGACAAAGTAGGTAATGGCCGTTGGACCATTGTAAAGATATTTTTCAATTTCATCAAAAGTTGCCAAATCAATAAACGCACTTGTTACGGTATTCGACATTACTATATCTAAATATTTTTATTGATTTTTTTTATAAAAAAATACGTTAAATTCAAAATAAGCCATAAATGAGCCGTTAAGGTAAGTAAGAGGTTTAATTTAAATAGTTTAATTAGTAATGGCAAGAGGAAGAAAACCTAAATATGTAAACTATATAATTCTAAAAAATATAAATGCCAGAGAAATTTTAAAAAGGCAAAAAAAAGGTCCAGAGGAAAAAAAAGAGGTTGACATCATAACCTATGTAGATGATTATAACACTCCGTCAACTCAGGTGACGAGTATTTCAAAGACATATAACACGCATTTTTTCCGAGAGGCGGATGAAAATAAGATAACAATGTTGGACTATATTAATGCTGGCTGTTTACCTGAGAGGACTGATTTGTGTTGTAGATACGATGGACAACCATTTTCAACTGCCCCAATAGGTATACCTATTAAATATATAAATACCTCACAACAATCATACTTTTTGACATTTGGAGTATTCTGTAGTTTTCCCTGTTGTCTTGCTTTTTTGCGGGATAATGGTCATAAAATGTTTTTCAAAAAGAGTGAAAGTCTTCTTTATAATCTATATTACAAACTATATGGAAAGGAAATGGTCTCAAAGGCTGCGCCAGAATTAGAATGTCTAAAGATTTATGGAGGGATACTAAGTGTCGATGAATTTCGAGCCAGTTTTTGCTCTAAAACATTTAAAATAACTCCGAATATTAAAACCGCATACATGGTTCCGGTCGGAAATTCTATAGAGGAAAAAAATCATTACTAAAAATGAAATTTCATTTAATATTGTTTTAAAATAGAATGGAATTTCAAAAATTTATACGGGAACAATTATCATTCGCACACATTAGTAAAAAATATATTGACCGTTTCACAGATACAGAGTCTATGAATATATTTTTAAAAGCCTTTACCCACCCAGATCAAGACAAGGATAATAATTATCAAGTATTAGAGTATATTGGGGATGGAATAATAAAAGCCTGTCTTAGTCAATATATACCTTCACGTTTTCCAACCATACAACGTGAAGGTATATATTCAAAAATTCGCCGCAGTTTAGAGGCCAAAAAAACATTGAAAACATTGGCTGATAACCGAGGCTTTTGGCCGCATGTAATTGCACCAAAAGAGGTTTTGGAGACCAAAAAAAATCAGGTATTGGAGGACATATTTGAGGCTTTTATTGGTGCAATGGTGTCAATAATTGATCACGTTTTAAAACTGCGCCTTGGATACAGTTATGCCTATAAATATTTAGAACTCTCCCTCAACGACATTGTTATTGATACCTCTCCAGAAGCGTTAGATGATCCGGTCACACGTTTAAATGAATTGTACAAAGCATCCACTCTAAAAAATGAAAGACCTCCTTTGAAATGGGGCGACGCTATTTATACTACTCAAAAATTATTCGTTCCAAAGATTGTGCCCTTGCACGCAAGACAGGGGGACATTTATGTGTCGGAAAATAAAATATTTGCTTTTACAAATAATAGATGGGTTCACACTATTGATGAAAAATTTATTCCAACAGAATCAGCCTTCATTTCAACAGAGGATAACGTTCTTGTCTTTATATTTGGGGTCTATGGATTTTTAGGCAGAAATTTATTTAATATTAAAAAAGAAGAGTTGAATAGATATCCTCAAAAATATGGAGGAACTATTATTGCACAAGGCATTGGTTTTACCGCGCAAATGGCCAAAAATATGGCTGCCCAAAATGCATTAAATTTTCTTAAAATTCGTGGATATGAAAAAGCATAAAAATGAAAAAATTTATTTATATTTTAAAAAAAATAAATGGGAGATTTTGTTTTTTTAAAATGTTTTAGTATTGCCGGCAAATTGCGAGTCCGAATTATTACGGCCGGATACAATAATAATGCAAACTGTCAGTTTCCACGGGCTATTAGGCAACTTGATAGAGTCTATTCAATTCCAATGAGAAATATCTCTATAGCGCAAAGCAATAAGGGAACCTATTTTTATAGAGTTAAAAACAAAGATATAAATATAGTCTCTGAAGAGCCTGAAAATATTGGAGAAATAAAGGTTTATATGGACGATGAAGATGATACCTGTTGTATCTGCTATGATAGTAAAAGAGAATTGGTCCTTGTTCCCTGCGGGCATTTTAATATGTGCAAAACCTGTACAAATAGTATTCTCAAAACAAATAAATGTCCAATCTGTCGATCGGGAATCGCCTGTGCAATCACACCGGACAAATTAGAGATCCCCCGTTAGCCATATGATTTGTTGGTCAACTGTATTATCCATTGGTAGAGGCTTGCCGTTTATCTTGTATGTAAAAGTCTTATAAAAAGGTGTTGGACAAATTTTTATAATTTCACCATTCTCAACCTTGTAATCTTTCTTTTTACATCCATTTATTAAAGGCCCATATTTTTTCTCCACCCATTCACCTTCTTTCTTCTCGTTGTATACCCCCAACCCCAAAATAGTTTGAATAGTGCTCGGCGCATCCGCCAATTTATGTTGAAAATATGTGGCGGTAAGTGTATTATGGCCCGCCATAATTTCATAAATTGGCGGATAATCGTTTAATTTTTCCGCTATATGAATAGTATCTATCAAGGCTGGCATTCGAGTTGTAAAATCATTTACCCTTATTCTCCCCACCGAATGCATAAACATTGCATATTTTCTTAGTGTATTTATGGACTCGAAAACTTTGTTTCCAAAACTCATTGTGATATCTTTAAATTCATCCGCATTAATAGACATATAAACAGGCGATAGTATAATCTCATCTCCAAAAGTCCAACAAGGACCATACATAAAACTCTTTTCTAAATCTTGAGACATTTGAGAACCACTATAAATAGCATCATCAATCACAATAAAAGTCGTTGCGTCATGCCCAGTTTTTGAATTCTTCCAATCCACAAACCCATCCCAACCATATTCTACACCATCACACACTGATAATACGTCCCAAAATAATAACAATACCCAAAACGCTGATTTATTTATCGCACCATAAAAAACTATAATTATTTTATTTCCTTTGTCTTTGATCTCCTTTATGGTTTTTGTATAGAGGTTTAGTCCTTTTTCGTAAAATTCCCTGAATGAGATATAGGTTATTTGTTTTTCAAAATCGTTGATAAAACGTGTAAAAATGTCACCATCCTTTTTTGAAAGACCGTTGGAGGCTGATTTTGCGGCGATTTTGACCCATTCGGTTGTCTTTTTCTTATTCAAATCATATTTTGGATAAAAATCAGATATATTAATTTTATCGGAATTGTTCTTATATATGATATCGATGACTTTTTTTGTTAAATTCGATTTATTTGTGTCAGAGAGGGTCTCCAATACAAATGGGCATGGTGTTTTAACGGCTTGCTCAAAATCTTTAGTTATGGTTTCAAGTTGTGGGTCATTATCCTTTGCAGTTTCATACCAATAAAATGTTTTGGCTGTTGTCTGTCTTTTTTGTAATATATATTTCACATGTTGTAAAAAAGGATCCTCACAAATTGTTCCTCTGAACATTTGGGAAATCTGCAAAATAGATGATAACGGCTGATTAGTGTATCTGCAGATTAATGCAAGATTTTTTATGTTAATATTCATTATTAACATAAAAAGATTATTTAATAATGAAAACAATTACAATAGTAACGGCATATTATGAAATAAAATCCAAATTTCCTCCATCGCAGTATTGGAAGTGGATAAATAGTTTTTGCTCTTTGCCAATCCATTTATGTATATTTACCTCTCCAAATCTTGTTGTAAAATTTACATTACTTCGCGATAAATATATGGATAAAACGAATATTATTCCTTTGAAATTTGAGGAATTGGATCATTATAAATATATTACTGATTATCGCAAAAATATATGTATTGATCCAAATAAAAAACATTCAGCGGAATTATACATTATATGGGCTGAAAAAGTAAAATTTGTTATGAAGACTATAAATTTAAATCCTTTTAATTCTGAAAAATTTATTTGGTGTGATATAGGGATAATAAGAAGGCCTGAAACAAGGTTATTTTTTCTTGGAAAGTTTTTTCCAAATGGAGATAAAATACAGGATAATAAACTCCTATTATTGTTACTGTGTAATTTTTCTGCGGCTGATAAGAGTTGTGAGAAATATGGTTTTCCAGGTCAGGATTTAAAGGGAGTTCGAATTGGAGGAGGAGTTCAAGCGGGGGGTATTAAGGGCTGGACGGAACACGAAAAATTATGGGATCAAATGCTCATTAAATATTTCAAAACAAAAAGATTCGCAGGACAGGATCAACATATATTAGGCAGTTTATATTTAGAAAATCCAGAGTTTTATTGTCTCCAAAAAAATGACAGATGGAATTATTTATTAGAATATTTATCAACAGAATGACCATTATTCATAATACACTGAACAAGAGGGAAGATTTTTTATTTTATGGCTGTGTAAGAATAGAACAACACTATTAAAGGCTCGTTGATCTACAACGCCATCCTTTTTGACCAATACTTTTTTCAAAAGTATTCTTTTTTCAGGAGCGGTCAAGCTTTGCATCCGGGTTAAAAGGCTTTTTTGAGTATATATTTTAAACCTTTTAAATCTTGCATCAAAGGTCCCGCCTATATAATGAATCTGTTGAAGGCTATTTGGACTTTGATTTTTCTTTTTGGTGTTCCAGTCTGCTGCTCCATAGCCTTTTCTAAGGCATTCGTTTGGTGTTCCCTTTCGATAGTGGTCTTGGGGTAGTTTACCGGTGCCACAATATGTTTTTCGTATAATGCAATCGTTTTTTTTAAATGGCATATTAAAAGATATATTTTTTTAAAAATTATAATGGGATTTTTAAAAAAATACTATTAGTAAATGTATCGATTAAAATATGATGAGATTAATCTTTTGAAAAGATATTTAAATGTTAATAAAGGACTCTATAATATTGGACAAATGTGTGAAAATTCTCCACTAATAAATACCGGCTCCATTATAACAACAGATGTGCTAAAAACTTTTGGTCTTATTACAAATATAATTGGTGAAGGAGGTTACGGAAAAGTTTACAAGACGAAAAAAGATTTTGCCCTTAAAAAAACGCAAACATCATTTGAAACTCTAAAAGAATTCGCATTAATGGACTTTTATCATCACCCAAATATTATGTGTATATCTGGTATTTATTCTGAATTTTATTCACATGCATATTTTGCTGCATTGCCTTTAGCGAATGGGACAATGGCATCAATATGGGATGAATTAAAAAAAGATTCATCATTACGACTAAAAGCCTTTCAACAGATTTTTTTGGCATTGGCCTACATACATTCCTCATTTGTAATTCACGGTGATATAAAGCCGGCAAATATACTAGTATTTATACAAAAAGGTTGGCTCCGTGATATTTTTACATTTAAAATAGCAGACTTTGGGCTTGCAATCACACATACATATGTCCCTGTTAAACATTCAACTAATATTGTAACCCTTGTTTATAAGGCGCCAGAACTTTTTTCAGAAAATGTGGCTTTTTTGAGTAGAAAACTCGATATCTGGTCTATGGGAATTATTATGTATGATATTATATTTCAAAAAACACCAAAAACAAGCATATATGCGGGGGGGTTGCAATTTACAAATAAACCAGAAGAAAATTTACAGATAGTTAAATATAATATAATGAATAAATTAATTATGAGGACTGATTTTAAAACGAATTTTGTTCCACAAGAGGAGAATCTTGCACGTAAATGTTTAAATATAGATGTGGCGAACAGGCCCTATGCAATAGAATGCCTAAAACATCCTCTTTTACAATCTCTATCAACAAGTAAAGACCTTTACGCTGTGCAATCTAATAAGTTATCAAAACCTCCAACTAAACCATATAAATCATATGCTAATCGAAAGTATGTTGTTCAAAAAAGTAAATTAACCATAAATAATGAATTTCCTTTAATGAAGTATGAGATAAATGTTTGTGTCTTATTTTATATGGTATTACTGTTAGATTCATACTTTCAAATAGTAGATATAATTGATATGACTGAAAGTAAAATAAATAAAATCATAAAATATTGTATGATTATTGCTGTTTATTTTATTGATAATTTATCCTTTAAAAGTGAGTATTTAATACAACTTTATGATAAAGCATTTGAAAATTTGTTAAAAACTTTGGATTATCAAATATATTATGGGACAGCGATACAAATGTTTACTTTTGAGCGAAACAAATTTCCAAATAAAGAAGAGTTTAAAGAATTGGTTCAACTTTTGGAAAATAGTCCAAATCAGAATACTTTTACGGGGATATCCCCGTAGACCCCTTACACGGGGAAGTTTAAGGCGTTGCCATTTCTGGCCCGAGGCGTCGCCATTTCTTTAAACCATTTTTGGCCCACAGCGTCGCCATTTCTTTAAACCATTTTTGGCCCATAGAGGCGTTGCCATTTCTTTAAACCATTTTTGGCCCGCAGCGCACATTATGATACATGTATAACATCTTCGTATGGAGGAGGTATAAAAGCGAGTGCAAGATTATTTTGTTGCCACAGATGTCCATGTATGTCTGTTATAAAATTTTTATCAGAGGCCTCCAAGTCGCATAACATTGTCCCTTTAAAATGATGGGCTAATGTGGCTAAAACCTGATCAAAAGATGTATTGGCTGAAAAGCCCATATATGACATTAATAGTTTTAAATCTTGTTCTTTTAGGGATAGAAGATATTGTTCCATTTAATATATGTAAATATTAGTAAAAGAATATTTTATTAATATAATGGAAATCGCAGATTTTATACCAAATTATCCTCAATTATCAGACGATGATTTTAATGATAAACTATACCACAAAAAAGAGTTTTACGATCTAAAGACCGATCATTCTCAACAAAAAGACAAACTATGGAACCATCAGATATTATTGAGCAGATTTTTATCCCCCTATACGGATAATAAAAGATGTCTTTTATACCACGCGCCAGGGACGGGTAAAACTTGTGTTGCAACTGCTGTTGCCGAGATAAACTTTAAATATCCATTTGTTAAAAAGCCAATCCTAATTATTGTGCCAAATGATACATTGGCAAACCAATGGAAGATGCAGATCGCCCTAACATGTACCTCTGGACAATATATACCTGAAAATTATTTTAGCGAAGATCCAGCGACCAAATTAACCACATTGGAAAAGAATATTAGAATGACCAAACTTTTAAAGCCCAATTATTTTATTACAACAATGGAGAAAATGCGACGATATATTGATAAGAAAAAAGTGGATGAAATATTACGCAAAAAATTTTCCAATACAATTATAATCATTGACGAGGTTCATAATCTCAGAATCCAAACACAGTCCGGAACTAAAAAGAAAAAAGATTCAGAATCGAGATACAATACCTTTAAAAGGTTTTTAAATCTTGTTGAGAACACAAAAGTATTATTATTATCCGGAACTCCTATATATGACAGTAGAACAGAATTGGGCGGCCTTTTAGAATTACTTTTAGAGCCAGGAAATAAGATTAAAATAACAAAAGAGGATTTCATTGTAAAGGATGAAATCATCCAATTGAGAAAAAGAGCAAAAGAAACATTAAGGTCAAAATTAACGGGAAAAATTTCATATATAAAAGAAGGAGGAAATTTTCCAATTAGAAAGGATATTTCAAACACCAGCATATTAAAATACATTAAATTGTATGAATTAAAAGGAACAGAGCAGCACGCAGAAGGCTATTTGGAGGCGTTTAAAAAGGACACTTCGCGAGAAAAGACATTTGGTTTGTGGAAGAATAGTAGACAGGCGGTAGTATTCATGTATAAAGATGGGACCGAGTATAAATGGGGGCAACCTGCCTTTAATTTGCTTGTTAAAAAACTAAAGGCACTCACATTAAAATTTGAGGGGAAAACCATTACATATACTCCAATGTTGATAAAAGATGAATATTCGGTTGATTTAAAAGAAAATTTAAAAGCTTATTCACCAATCTTTAATTTTGTTATTCAAGAGACTATTAAAAGCAAATATCCTTTATATGTTTTTACACCATTGGTTACCGGAACTGGAGGCGCGATTTTCCTTAGTTTATTGTTAAAATTATATGGATATAGACGCGCTGTTGGAAATGAAAAAACAGAATTGGACAGATACGCTATTATTACCGGCGAGGAGAAATCCAATGTTCAAAGAAGAAAATTATTGGAAATTTATAATTCTGAGAAGAATAGAGATGGAAGCCTTATAAAAATCATAATAGGAACAAAGACTATGGCCGAAGGGACTAATCTTTTGAATGCTCGCAAGGTATTTATTCTTTCCCCCTATTGGAACAATTCAGCCGTTGAACAGGCGATTGCACGCGCCTTTCGTGCAACTGCGCTTTTACATGTACCCATCAAGGAGAGAAGTATAGAGGTATACCATCTATTGACCACTTTCTCCTCTGTTGAAAGCGAAAAGAATATAAATATCAAATTGTATAAAATGTCAGAGAAAAAAGATGTCGAAATTAAATTTATTGAAAGAATATTAAAGGAAATCGCCTGGGATTGTCCCCTCAACTACGAAAGAAATGTGGATAAAAAGGGTGCAAATAAATCTCGAAAATGTGATTATCAAATATGTGAATACAAATGTACCAATGTTGAACCATTGGCTCTAAAAAATATAGATATTGACAAGAACACCTTTTTCCTTTATTATTCCGATGAAGAGATTAACGAAACTATTAAAAAATTAAAAGACTTTTTCAGGGACAATCCAAAATTAGATGTTGAACAACATAAAAAAACATTAGGAGATAAACTCCCAATATTCTTAATGGCTATTGAAAGGATGATAAAAGATAATATTGTTCTAACCGACAGATATGGGAGAAAATGTTTTCTGAGAAAATACAAAAATATGTTATACCTCTTAAACGATATTAGCGATTCCAATATTGAAGGCTATTGGTACTTTCATAATCCATATGTATCAGTTATTAGGCCTCTTGACTCTATAATTATGGACGAAAATTTTAAGATGTTTACCAGCCATCTTGGAGATTGTTCTGATGAAACACTGACAGCCCTATTTAAAACAACCGAACCAAGCATAAAGGCGTTTATTGTAGAATCCTTTTTAAGGACCCAGGAAGATAAAGAAAAAAATATTAAAATATTAAAACATTTCAAGAATAATATTTATGACGTAAAGGGACAGATTTTTCATAATATTCTACACGAAAAGATGGCACAGCAATCTTATGTGGACTATAAAACTGGCGCATTAAGACAATTAGAAAATGGTGTATGGATAGATGCAAAACCAGAGGATGAAACAATATACAAGAAACGTGAGAAAAAACCAGAGTATGCAAATATTTTGAAAAAAAATTTATATGGAATTTTATCACAAGATAAAAAATTTAAAATTGTGGACAAGACAAAAGAAACCGCACGGGCAAAGACAGATAAAAGAACTATTTATAGGGGGAAAAATTGTATACAGGGATGGGATAAATGGCAGTTGATTGAACTATTTATACGACTGAATATTAAAATTGAAACAACAGACATTAAAAGCAAGGAAATATTGCTCGGAGAAATTAAAAGGAAAAAGTTTGAAAAAGCGATTCCACGGAATGTAACAATTCCACAACTACAAACAATCTATACATTATCCACTCTTGATGTTAAAAAAATGTGCAACATACTTTTAAAGTGGTTTTCCGATAATAAAATTTTAATCAAAGAATAATATTACGGGGGATATCCCCCGTAAGCCCCCTTACACCATAATGAAATTATGGGATATCCCATAACGGTTTTTAAATTTGTAAATGTGTAAATTTACAAATTATTTAATAGATTTTATTTTACTCTAATATCCCCGTATTTAATCATATGGTGTAAGGGGATATCCCCCCGTAATATTCCCGTATTTAATCATATGGTGTAAGGGGGCTTACGGGGGATATCCCCCGTAATATTCCTGTATTTAATCATATGGTGTAAGGGGGCTTACGGGGGATATCCCCCGTAATATTCCTGTATTTAATCATATGGTGTAAGGGGGCTTACGGGGATATCCCCCGTAATATTCCTGTATTTAATCATATGGTGTAAGGGGGCTTACGGGGGATATCCCCCGTGATATCCCCGTGATATCCCCGTAATATTCCCGTATTTAATCATATGGTGTAAGGGGGCTTACGGGGGATATCCCCCGTGATATCCCCCGTGATATCCCCCGTGATATCCCCCGTCCCGTAAATGTTTAAATGGTTGAATAATTGGGTTTAATACCAACAAGAACAGTGGATTGAGCATATGGGTCAACTGCGGGGGGGTTATCAAAACCGTCTCCTATAACTCCAAAAGGTGGTGTGTCAGACTCGGCCGATATTATATCGTTTCCAAACCTATCAAAAAGACGAATATGCCATTCATCAGCCATAATATTAAGCCTCATTGTTGTTATCATACAGGTTTTATATATGATCCATCTCTTTAATGTAAGGTCGGCCACTTCGATTGCAAAACCAGGCCTTGATAATGTGCTGGACGGAGATGACTCATCGATGCCCAACGTTTTTTTATCCTGCCAAACAATAAACGTTGCACCTCTTGCAGCCGGATTGTTTGAATAAATCAGATTCCCTTCTGCATTGTCAATTGGCAAAATTCTAACAAAAATGTAAGGCTCATCTACTATACTAGTATATAGTACACCTCCACCTGCATCCACCCTCGGAACAACAGCGCTGGTAGGCAGAACAGCGAGACATTCTTCTACCGAATAGGTCAGATTTGTAGGCCTTACTTTGCAATGTTCCAAAAAAGCAAGAGTCCGTTTGTTATTAATATCGGTGAGTTGGCCATAATAGACCCTATAATTTGTCGCTGTTTGAACAGCCTTGCTGTCCGATTGATAAGGAACCTCATAACCAGTTATTGGAGCAACATTTACGTTGCTATAATTATCATTTGGATACCATTTGGCTACAGCACCTATTTTTTTCTGTATATATGGGTCAGAACGATAGAGACTATCAAAATGTAGATAAACTGCCATTACAACTTGTAAATATTTTGTTTTTAAATAAAATCTTGTGTATTAACAATGAATAATCAGATTTTACAATATCACGGAGGTCATGATCATTTTCACCATCATCCTCCCATTGAACAGGAACAAATAACAAAATTAATTGAAGAGTCATCCTCTGACGAAGAGGAATCCAATGATAATGCCTATTTCTTTTACATTATTATTATTTTGCTTCTCATCATATTATACTTTTGCTATCGTATGTATAAAATACTCGCTGGTATGGAAAAAGAAGAATAAAATCTTTTCACTTTTTAATGACAAATAAAATAAATGATATTATTCTTCTTCTTGCAGCCGTTGTGTTTAGCGGTATTGTCGCATTCATTTTGAAAAGATTATTTTATAAAAATAAACGTCCAAATGGAAAGAAAGGAGGTCTCATAAGCATACATGTAGTCTTGGCTGTCGCGATACTTGTATCATACGCAATAATAACAATGGATGTGTTCTCCTCTTTATTGTTATTATTTTTAGTATATTTGATTGCCAAAGGTCGATCTGACGAGGGACAGCATTCTCTACAACAAATAATCTTTAGCATTTTAATAGGCTCTGGTCTTCCAGTTTGGGTGATTTTCATGTATAAAAAATATAACGGTAATCTTTTATTCAGGGCAACCGAAGAAAGAGAAGACTTTAGCGGCAAACCAAAAAGAGCAAGAGATGAACGATATCAGGCTGATGATGAGCCTGAATTAAGAATACACAATTTACCAGATATTTAACTATTAAATTAAAAATATTTTTAATTTAATAATGGATTTTTTTAAAAATTATATGTTTTTAGATTTAAATGATATTTATTTATTAACCAAATATTATAACATTACTGTTCCTTTTAATGATATTCCACAGGCTATCTATTCAATTTTAAATGAACAAATTCCCAGTCGCAAATTCTCTGCATCAATGGATGGAGATTGTGTGAAGCAAAATGTGGCTAAATATAAATTACGTCCTGGACCTCCATATAAGGCAGCATCCTGTAAAAATATGATAATACAAGGAAATGATGAAAAATGGTATAAATCACTCCCAAATGCCGCCGGAATATATACATGGAGAAAAGTAGCCATTGGCACGGACACAAAGGCTTCCAAAAGTGTCAAAAAGGCATCCAAGGGCGTCAAAAAGGCATCCAAGGGCGTCAAAAAGGCTTCCAAAAGCGTCAAAAAGGTATCCAAGAGAGCCAAAAAGGCTTCCAAGAGAGTCAATAAGGCTTCCAAGGGCGTCAAAAAGGCTTCCAAGAGAGCCAAAAAGGCATCAAAAGGTGTCAAAAAGGCTTCCAAAGGCGTTAAAAAAGATTATTCTAAAATGCTTGTAAAGGAATTAAAAGAGGAATTGAAAAAACAAAAGCTTCCTGTGTCTGGAGTAAAAAAAGAATTAATAAAACGTCTAATGTCAAAAAAATCTACAACGGGTACAATAAAGAGCTCCAAAAAGGGTTCAAAAAAAAAAATAAGAAAAATCAATGGAAAAAAGTCAACTAAATCACAAAGAGGTGTGGACTGTGTTTTAAAAAATGCATGTCCTCAGAGATATAAGCTTCAAGAGTTAAAGGATATTGCTAAATCATGTGGAATAACGAATTTGAATCAAAAGAAAAAGGATTTATGTATTGCGATTAAAAATATAGTGGAACCAGTTAAAAAGGAAAAATTATATGATGTAGTTTCACAGGGGGTAATGTTGGCGAATGAATATCTTAATAAAAAGACTGGTAAACCATCAATTGATCCAACAGGATGGTTTGCCTCTGAAAAATTTGACGGTGTTAGAGCGGTATGGGATGGTAAAGATTTTATATCGAGATCAGGGATAAAATTTAATGCTCCAGAGTCTTATAAAAAATATCTACCAAATAATATGGTATTAGATGGAGAATTATTCCTTGGGAGGGATAAATTTCAAGAAACGATTAGTATAGTTCGGCATAAAATCCCTAATGAAGAAGACTGGACAACGATAAAGTATAATGTATTTGATCTTCCTTTATCAAAGAAAACGGCAAGAGAAAGAATAAAGGAATACACTAAAATAGTGCAAGGAATATGTGCAAAATTCAAGGGAAAAAAATGTCCAATAATTGCGGTGAAACAGTATGAGATAAAAAATACAACAAATCTTGAAAAACAATATCAAAATATTCTAAAAATGGAGGGTGAAGGAATGATGTTAAAACAGCCAGACAGCCTTTATACTGGAACGAGAAGCAAAAATTTATTGAAATATAAGCCTACCTTTGATTCAGAGGCGAAGATAACAGGCCATACAATGGGCGAAGGAAAGTATACTGGAAAATTAGGTGCATTTATTGTCAAAGATGTAAAGACGAAAAAGGCGTTTAATGTGGGATCAGGTCTAACGGATGAGATGCGTAAAAATTATAAAAAGACATATCCTATAGGGACAATTATAACATATCAATATACGAGTTTGACAAAGGATGGTATTCCACGTCATCCGCGATTTTTCAGAAGAAAAATGAAAGAATAACGTTAGATTTTAAATCCATAAATATTTTTATTAATTAATGAGTAATTGGATAAATAAAAGACCAAAGGAATATTTAAAGGATGTTAAAAGGTTATTTGGATCGCCTACTTTTATTGCAAATGTTGAAAATGGTATGGCATATTGGAAAATGTCAGGATCCAGTTTATTTGCAGAGCACATTTTAAAAGATGAGGATGTAAAACATTGTGTTCCAGCACCCCATCATGACTTTTTTTATACCAGTATAAAAATCTATGTTCCTCCAATGAAATTACTAAATGTATTAAAAATTTCAGGATCAATTAGTTATGATGGATTAAAACATTTTTTAACTGCACGTTGTGGAGGATTTAATGCAAATATTGCAACATTGTATTTAGGAGCAAAGATTGCAATGGGAGAATATAATATTGAAAAGTTAAAAAAAGATAACTTGTATATTAAACATATACAGGAAAAGGTTTTAACATATCGTGAAATGTTATCTGAATTACATAGATTAAAGAGAAAAAATAAAAAGAGATATGCAAAACAATTAAAATTTCACTTTTATCCTCTTGCATTTAAACAATGTTAATGATTCCCTTACGCGTGCAATTGTCTTACGAGATTTAATAATATTCATTATCAATGAGAATATCTTCTATATCTTCGCCACATATAAAATTTGTTTTTGGCTTTTTCAAGGCCCATAAATTGCAGCATGCTTGTGGATGTATAGATCCGCTTACTATTGCGCATGCATTTCTTTTAAAGTAAATACATGTTTTACATCTAATCCCTTTTCCATTTATTGGCCAGAGAGACTTTGGAGGTGGATTTATATATCCAGATTGTGTTTTTGTGAGTTTTTTCATTATTAATTAAAAATATTTAATTAATAATTTAATTTTTTCTGTATTGACTATACAAGGCCGCCAAATAATTTTTTCTTTGAACAGAATTCAACCCCATTGGTTGTGGATTTTGAACCGGGACATTTACATAGGCATCAGGTCCATTATACATTCCACACATTCCACCGGATGAGCCTGCTCTTTGGCTCGTCCAGGCCGCACGATTTGCTCCCTCCAAGGTATCATAGAAAGAGGTATTTGGTACAGTTGAAAGGTATTCCACCTGTCTCAAATCGTTTTCCAAATTTATAAATGCCGTTGGATTCAAACCGGCATAACCAAGGCTATAAAGGCCGTTAGTTCCATTGGCTGCATTATGATAACTGGGACGGCCAGAATAAGCATCATTTGCATCTTTGTATATTCCACTCGCCAAATTCAATTGAGTATCAAATGTTCTTGCGCTCTGAACTCTTTCAGCATGTTCTCCATTAATTTTTGGATGTGCACAACTCCAAACTTGGGCAGTTAAACTTACATCACTCATTAAATAGAATAAATATTTTTTAAAAAAATTATATTTAATCGTATAAAATAGCAGAATAAAAATTTGCATCATATTTCCATATTGCTATTTTTTCATATCCAGTTGTATAGAGAATCCTATTTTGAATATATATAATTGCATGGGCCGGTTTATCGGCCAATGGCTCCACATTAAATCCAAGATTTATTTTTTTCTCCACAAAATTTTTTGAGACTGTAAGAGCCCTATTTATATCACCTTCGAGTACATTTTGGATTATTACAGGCTTTCCATGGTTCAAATTCCAATGCCAAAAATAAAATGGCTCTTTAATGCGGGGATCAGGCATATTCAGAGCTGTATTTTCCCCCAAATATTCCTTTAAATCAATCCAATTTAGCACACTTTCCGTATTCATAAAAATAATAGTACTTTTTTGCTGTTTGAAATCAGATGGATAAACGTAGTATTCATCCAAATATTTTTTTACAAGAGAATATTTTATGACAAATTGAGGGTCTTGGCGTATTAAATGTACAACATAAATAGCCAATTTGTCATTTACCTTTTTATCCAATATCAGTTTGTCATTCTTGAAAAAGCCATTGTTTATTGTTAAATATCTTGGGACATTTATCGGATATTTAACATCATCCTTTATAGAAATATTCTTTGACATGAATGTATTCATTGAATTAATTAGGAACTCTGTAAAGGTATTGTACATCTTTTCTGCAGTCTTGTATTCCCCCTCAAATTGCAAGTCGGTCAATTTCTCATTAAACCAAAGTGAAAAGGAAAATAACAACAATTGAACTATCCAAGCAGCCGTTTTTTTATGCGAAATAAACTCGTTTAAATAGTCCTTTCCCGATGATAAAAAAATATTCTTGCTACTTGTTTCCATCATACCATCTAATTTATTCGCCGCCTTGAAACCTATTTGACTATAGATTATACCAGGAATCCTCACAACTATACCAATTGATTTATCCCCAGATATATCCTGTGATAGAATATTATAATTATTCTCCTTTACAAATTGTAAAACATCTTTTTTCAGCGCAGTTATCTCCGGCTTTACAACTATTTTAACACCAACACTCGGAACAACCGGTGATACAGATAAATAAATATTCTTAAATGTAAATCCAATTGCTTTGCCAAATTGATCAATAGTTTGACCATCTGGCTCCGGAATCTGTATTTTAGGTGTATATAAAGTGTCCCCAATATATAATTTATATTTTTGGGCCATAAAAAGGTCCAAATTTTTATTTAATTTCTGGTCATTGAAGATTCTTGTAATGACGGAGCCTTTTTTCATAATAATCAGTTCATAATGAGGATTTTGAAGGTTATCGCTCCTCATTCCATAGTGTTTATAAATACATATCAGTCTTTTCTCGTCATCCAACCGCCTATATAAATAACCATGGGAAAAAGCTGGTAGTTCAATATCGCCATTTGATTCGTCATCATCCTTTATAAATACGATGATTCTACAGTTAAAAATATGTTCCAATAATCCAATATATAATTTGCTGTCAAAAATATGTTCTGGATTTTTAATGTTATTTATAAATGTTTCCCGGCTGGTTCCATAAATCTGTTGAATCGCATCCTCATAGTTTACAATATTATTCCTAAAATCACGCACAAATTGTTCCTTTTCATCAGCCTTTTCATAATCCTCGTCCACAGCCAATAATACAGCTGAAATAAAACTATTTACTCCAAATGGAACTCCTTCCCTTAATATCATTTCCTTTTTGAATGAAAGATAAATATTTTTGGGTAGATATCCTATTTTTCCATAGGATAGAGCCTTTTTCATAATAATAGTTCCGGTTTGTTTTGTTTTCGGTTTAGTCTCCTCTCTGAGATAACCGGCCAATAATTTATTTCCAACTGTTTGATCTTCTTTATAACAACAGGGCAAATATGCATATTCTTCAACATTTGTCAAATTATTTTTAATAATTCCCGGGAATTTAAATTTGGGATCATCGCATATAAAATAATTGTCACTCCCGGTCGGATAATTTAAAACCTGTGTTTTTTTCTTATATTTGCTTACCTCTGATTTATCTATTGGTATTGGCTGTTTCTTTCTCTCACATTTTATCGGATAACCAAATACAAAGAGATTTTGATCTTGCATTTGAAGGGCGACCAATTTTTTATTAGTGCTGCCAACCTTTTTTTTCTTTTCGGATTTAAATGTGGGTATAATTTTTTTATACTCTGCCATAATTTTATTAAATTTATGTTCATAAATATCTAAAACAATGGAAAAAAATTTACTAAATAACAAAACCTTTTCCTCACTTTGAGCCTTGAAAATTCTTATATTTATATATGGAGTATATAGGGTCAAATCACCTTGTTTTAAATACTCGTCACTACGCGAGGTTATCTTTTCTGACAAAAACATCGTAATCTGTTCATTTTCACCCGGCGAATAATAAATGTATAAAACATTCTTTCGAGAACTTGTTTCCTGTGTTTCATCAACATAAAAATAATGGGAGATTAAAGGCTCATTTGTTATGAGGTCAAGTAATACATCTCTGTTTATGGTTTTATCGGGGATGGCAAAATTGCCCTTTATACCCTTTTCCCGTCTATTTTTCTTTTTTATTTCAATTCCCCTGAAAATGCTTAATAAATTGACGACCAACGTCTCCTCCTGTTTTTTATTTGCCACATCAAACTGCAGGAATGACCCAGTATCGGTCATGTTGATAATGGCAGTCTCCCATTCCTCTGCACCCTGTATTTTAATAATAAGGGTCTCCTCGCCTTCCAGCCAGTCTTTGTCTGGTATAACATTAAACTTGTAAAAGATTTTTCCCTCATAGCTTAATCGCATGAATTTTATATTGTCTTTTAACACAGCATTATCAAACATTTCAAATGGGTCTGCATTTATAATTTCCAATTCATATTCAACAATAATAGAGTCTGTGTAAAATTTAGTGATTGGAACCTCTTTGAATTTTGTATATTCAGCCCTATATGTCTCTTCATTCTTGGTTAATTTTTCTAATTGTTTTAATTCATAGTCGAGCCGTTCTTCGTACATATTGCGCAAATTATCAACAGCATCCTTATTCCAAAAATCAGTCTCATTAATGGCTTTTAATTTGTCGGCATATACACTAGTATTATAGTTATTTATTGTCAACCATTCCAATGCTATTGTAGTGGTATCTGAATTCCATTCTTTTGCAATGTTCTGTACAGTGTCAATGAGTGTATTTATAGACAATTTTGTCAATTGAGTGGATAATAGTTTAATGACTATTTTATTTTTGGCTAAATTAAACTGGGTAAATTTAATATTTTGTTGAAATGTACCCTCGTTGAGCGCAACCATATGTCTAATGGTATCCTCATTGTCAGAGTAATACCAGTTATAATTTTTGCCGTTTATTTTTACTTTAAAACTCATTATTTAATAACCATACAAATATTTTAAAAAATCTAATTAATAATGTCGGTTTCAAATGTTATCTTGTTTTACAGCAGAAAAAATAATAAAAGCATTGAGATGAAAAATACAACTGAAATCATAAATGGATTTCATGCAATTTCTCTCGATTCTGAAAAAGTGAGAAATATCATCAACAGTAGTAAATTTAAAATAAAAAAAATACCATCTATAATAGTTTTATACTCCTCCGGCCAATATAAAATTTATGATGGACTTAAACTCGATAATTGGTTTGAGCAGTTATTGGATAATATTAGTCTCCAACAGCCCGAAAGTTTTACCCCAATGACAAAATCATACAAGCCTATTAAAAATATTGAGGAGGATGGGCGGACACATATATTTTTGCCAAAACCTGGGGAAAATATTGCAGAGAAAAGCGAAGGAACATTGGCGACAGCAATGCATAACGCATTAGAGAAAGACCATATTAAACAAAAAATGGAAACAGCGGCTGAAAAAGCAATGCACATGAAAGAAGAAAGGGAAAAACTTGAACACGAAGAAGAGGAGAAACAAAAAACAGAAATGAAAAAACACTTTGGTGGCGACGACAGAAAAGGTAAAACACACGAAGAGGAAGAAACTTGATAAGAAGAAACAGAGATGAAAAACAATGGTGTGGCAACGGTGGAAAATTGATTTTTCTCGGAACAACACATAGAAATCACAATGTCTTGTATTATTTGCCTTTCTGAGGATTCAATTTACAATGCAGAGCCATGTGGTCATCCAGTTTGCTGCCACTCCTGTGCAATTTATATGGAGACATCAGGAAAACTCGTTGTAAAATGTCCAATGTGTCGATATGACCTTATGGTTATCATAGGGAAATGTCAGGGTCCAATGTGTATTAAAAAGCCAAATTTGATCTGGTTGGAAAACTATAAATATCCTGAATGTTATGATTGTATGAAATATTCTTCTTTGGAAAAACTTCCCTTTGAAGAACGCAAATTTATGGATAAAAAATTCAGAAACTATGATGGCTACTATGACTATAATATTTCAAAAATTATTAAAACTATTGATGCAAAAGATTTCACAAAATTATTTTCCCAATTGAACAAATGTAAGTTTTATAACATTTGGTATGACGTATTATGTGACTTTATTGATTCTCAAAAGTTTTTCAAATACACGGATGGGTTTGCCCCCATGTTTTCCGTGGATCAGACGGAATTTATGCTTTCCACCCTTGATGGTGTTCAGGATAAAATTGACTATCGCATTTACAATGCTCTGACCCGTTTGTGTGTTTTCCCTTGGAAATTGGGAAAAGAAGCACGTCATGGTGTCTGTTATTTTGGAAACTTTGGCGAGCCACCTCTTGCGAAAACAGCAGATCATCTATTTAAGAACAATTATACAAAATACATTGGAAATGTCTCTTTCAATTCATGGTATAATACTGAATGCTGTTAACTGATTTGCTTATATATTATAAAATAATATATAAGATATTACTACACTTTCTCAATAGGAATTTGTCTTGATTTCAATGCCAGTTCCACGTGATCTTCTTGACTTTATCACAGCGATAGTTAACGTGTGTTCAGATGTGGCCTCTCTCATCAAAAGGATGTACAGCCTGATAAACTGATTTTTTCGGGATTGCAGCGTTGGAATCCATACGAACACACAACACCCAAACAATGTATTCCAATCAGGAAAAAGAAATTAAATTTGAAGGAGATCTTTCTCCTAAAAATTTGCCTTTATTGACCTTCTACAAATTTCCTGAAGATGGTTCAAAGGAACTGGTATTTTTCCTTTCCAAACTTGATTCTCTTGTGAATTTGAGAAAACTTGATCTTTCTGGTTCTTTTTCTTCGAAACCAAATGAACATGGTCCTCTTCTTGTTTCAAAGATTTCTGTTCTGATCAAGTTGGAATTTCTTAATTGTTCCCATTGTGATCTCCAAGAACTTCCTTCTTCTCTCTTTGAATTGAAAAACTTACGTATCCTTGATTGTAGTAAGAATCAGTTGAAATCTCTTCCTTCTGACCTTGAACTTTTACAAGCCTTGGAAGACTTTTGTTGTTCCAATTGTGATCTCCAAGAACTTTCCTCTTCTCTCTTTGAATTGAAAAACTTACGTATCCTTGATTGCAGTTTCAATCATTTTAAATATTTTCCTTCTGATCTTGGACTTTTACAAGCCTTGGAAGAGTTTAATTGTTCCAATTGTTATCTCCAAGAACTTCCTTCTTCTCTCTTTGAATTGAAAAACTTACGTATCCTTAATTGCTGTGGGAATAAGTTGAAATCTCTTCCTTCTGACCTTTGTCTTCTTCAAGCCTTGGAAAAGTTATATTGTTCCGATTGTGATCTCCAAGAACTTCCTTCTTCTCTCTGTGAATTGAAAAATTTACGTATTCTTGATTGCCATGACAATGAGTTGAAATCTCTTCCTTCTGACTTTGGACTTCTTCAAAACTTGAAAGAGTTTTATTGCGAAAACAATCAACTTGAATCTCTTCCTTTTTCTCTTGGAAATCTTTCAAATCTCAAGACATTTTATTGCAACAACAACGATCTCTTTTCCTTTCCGTTTTCTCTCTCTCATCTTTATCCGAACCTTAAAATCTGCTATTTCAACAATCCTCTTCTTCCTGAAATCCCTATTGATTTGGAAAAACTTTTTATTTATTTGAAAGAGAAAGCAGTAGAAGAGTTTCAAAACACACGTGTGAAAGCAGCAAAGAAAAGAACATAAAGAAACAGTCCAAAAACGGATGTCCAAAACTGATTTTTGAAAAACAACAGTGTTTGGAATCACACAACATCACAACAATGCCTTTCACATACACCGAAAAACAAATCAACAGCGCTCTTCGAAAAGTTCTTGGAAAGAATTCTGAAGATATTAAAACTATTATTGATGAATTGAAAGCAATCAAATCTGAACCAAAGAAAAAGAGAGCCAGAAATTCATACATGATCTTTTGTTCTGAAAAAAAAGACAAAGTCAAAGACAAAAAACAAATGATGAAAGAACTCGGGGCAATGTGGAAGGCCCTTTCGGCAAAAGAAAAAACAAAATATGAACAAAAAGCCAAAAAAGAAAAAGAAAACATGGAAAAAGAAAATCCCAAACAGGAAAAGAAAACCTCAAAAAAAAATGAAAAAACCTCAAAAAAGAATGAAAAAGCCTCAAAGAAGAATGAAAAAGCCTCAAAGGATGAAAAAGCCTCAAAAATCGAAACAGAAAAAAAAGATAATTTCAGGGTCCTCAAAGGAACATCTTATATTGTCGACAAAAATGAAATTGTTGGATATTTGAAAGGAAAACAAAAAACAAACCTTTCATCACGACAAAAGGAAAGTCTTGAAAAGAAAGGCTACAAAGTGAATAATGAATTCATTGAAAGAAAAGATGGATTTTGGATCATGGGAGGCTCTTATATCATCAAAAGCAAAACCGATAAAACAATCATTGGCTTTTTGAAAGGAACCAAAAAGATTTCCCTTTCTGCAAAACAAAAAGATACCTGTAAAGAAAAAGGCTGGAATTTGGATGGTGAAGAAGAGGAAGAAGGTGAAGAAGGTGAAGAAGGTGAAGAAGAAGGTGAAGAAGAAGAAGGTGAAGAAGAAGGTGAAGAAGAAGGTGAAGAAGAAGAAGGTGAAGAAGAAAAAGGTGAAGAGGAAGAAGGTGAAGAAGAAGGTGAAGAAGAAGGTGAAGAAGAAGGTGAAGAAGGTGAAGAGGAAGAAGGTGAAGAGGAAGAAGAGGAAGAAGAAAAACCAAAACCAAAGGGAAAAAATAAAAAATAAAATGTAAAAATAATGCAGACTATAAAAGCTGTTGTTGTTGGTGATGGGGCGGTGGGAAAGACTTGTTTGTTAATTTCTTATACTACAAGTTGTTTCCCGGGTGAATATATTCCTACTGTTTTTGATAATTATTCAGCCAATGTTCTTATAGATGAAAAGGTGTATAGTTTAAGTTTATGGGACACGGCTGGGCAAGAGGACTATGACAAGTTGAGACCGTTGAGTTATCCGCAAACAGATGTTTTTCTAATTTGTTTTTCGATTACAAGTAGAAATTCATTTAACAATGTGGTGGAAAAGTGGGTTCCAGAAGTGAACCATCATTGTCCTTTTACGCCAATTTTGTTAGTTGGGACAAAGGTTGATTTGAGGTGTGATAGAAAGGTGATTGAACAAATGAGTTCAGTTGGAATGAAAATGGTTAGTTTTGAGGAAGGAATAGACTGCGCACGCAAGATAAGAGCGAGTTCTTATCGTGAGTGTTCGGCTTTGACGCAAAAGGGGTTAAAGGAGATGTTTGATGAGGCTATTATAACATCATTGAGTAAGGTGGAGGGAAAGAAGAAAAAGCGAAAAAGGGTATGTATAGTTTTGTAAATAATATTTACAAAACTGGACTAAAAAATTGATTTTTTTAGTTGGACAATGTTGGAATCACAAAATGGGTAAAATTCATGGTTCTCTTGCTCGTGCCGGAAAAGTCAAGGCTCAAACTCCAAAAGTTGAAAAGGCTGAAAAGAAAAAGACGACAACTGGTCGTGCAAGAAAAAGAAAATTGTACAATAAAAGAATATTGACATATGTTGGCGCAGGCGGAAAGAAAAAGGGGCCTAATTCTCAGGCTAATAAATAA